CCAAGAACTTTAGTTTCTTGTCCAGCTTGTTCAACAGCATGGTATCCTGTCTGTTGTACACAACAAACTGTTCAAAGTCTTTGTTGTACAGCTGATCCAAGGTACCTTCGTATTGTGTCTTGCGTTCGTCTAGTTCGTATTCAGCAATAGCATCTAGGCTGTAGCTGTGGCGTTCTTCATATGTGTACTTGCGATACAACTGCATATAGTCCAGATGCACACGACCTAGCAAGTCAAATGTAAGTTGTTCTGCACCAAAGCGTTCAAACATACGTTGCTTGGGTACCTGCCCCCACAAACAAAAACGACGAGTATCGTCCTTGCTCAGTATGCGTGTGATACGCATAACGGTGTAGGGAATGTCGAAGCCTTCTGAGTTCCATCCACTTAGTATATCAGCATCTTCAATCAAGTCCAAGAATGTGTTAAGTAGATCGTCTTCTCTTTCAAACAAGAAACAGTTATCAAACTTAGCCGCAATTTCTTCCGCAGTTTCCCAGCTCATGCTCTTAGGCGGAGTTACCAAGGTAACCATCTTATCCAGCCAGTCTAGGTATACTGAAATAGCTGTGATAGCATTGAATGGGTCCTCTGGTTTGCTGAAACCACGCAGTGGATCAAAGTCCACCTCAATGTCGAAGAATGCTGTTTGTAATTTAGGACTTGTGGAATTCAAGTAGTTGGTTTCTAAGCATCTGTGGATAGGATTGATATCGCTTTCCCAGATACGTTTGTTGCCGTTGACTCTTATTTCTTTTTGATACTCTTTGTTGTTACGAGTGTTAAATCTACTAACTGGTGTTCCGTAGATTGTGCGGAACTTGCCTTTTGGGTCATCGTAATAAAAGATATACTCTGCGGGGTACTCTCGATATTCTCTCTTGCCGTTCACACGTTCTACCACGTGTATACGATCTTTTGCCCTGTCAAAAAGGGCGTCGACATAACTCATATTTTTCTCCTTGTGTAATTTTGAGCTTACACTTACTCTACATGTCCGTTAGGTGGACGAAGCCTGCATTATTAATCTTGCTAATGCAACACTATCTATACTTACCAGTAGTATATAGTTTCCAATCATTCCAAAGCTCTTTCTTGTCCACGCCGCCCAACAAAATATTACGCATTGTGTAATGAATAGAGGATATAGAATCAGAAACGGTGGAGTTGGTACGGTAAGCATCATTGTAAATGCACAACCAATACTCATCGCCCAGGCGGCAACTTCAAGTACAAAGCGTAGTGGCCATTCCTTGAAGTCTGCTCGGATCCACCCCCAAATGTCTTTTACAACATTGAAAATTGTCATTAAAGAGTTTTACCTACAGTTTCGAGAATAGTATTAAGCTCTTCGTGGTCTTTGTTTGTTTCACCTAGCTTGGCTTTATGAGCAATGCGAATTGCTTTCTTTAGCGTAGCTGGTTTGATTTCTAGTTCTTCGGCAATGGCTTTAACAGTGTCTGCCAGGCCTTCGTTGAGTGTTTCGACTTCTTGCATGACCTGCATGCCTTCGTTGATAAGTTGCGTGAGTTTTGCTTTTTCGGCAGAGCCGAACATACGTGTTGACATTGAATATCCTCCAGTTGATTGATTATACAGTTTGTTTTAAGAATTAGCAACTCGTAGTTTCGCCAATCTTGCCTTTTCAAGAATCTTTATATAGACCCAGCCTATGTCAAGTTCAAACCAGCGTCTACTCAACCGCGGATTAGCAGGGTCAAGATGGTGATTATTGTGAAGCTCTTCACCGCCAACGATAATACCAGCAGGAACCTAATTTCTACTTCTGTCTCTAGTCTCTCCATTGCGATACCCCCACCAGTGTGCAACACCGTTGATAACTCCCGCAGCCCAGAACGGGATCCAGATCATTTGTATTCCCCATATCAGCGGTCCCCACCATCCAAACACTAACGTGTTGAACAAAAAGAGAATGCCAATGCCAAGTCTGGAGTGAGCACTGTATACGTTGTGCTCCATCCAATCAGCAGGAGTACCAACACCATATGAATTAACCATGACTTTATCTTTTGATGCTTCATGATACAATACTGCTCCTTGAGTAAACACACGCCAGATACCATGCACATGAGGACTGTGCGGGTCTCCAGACACATCAGAATACTGATGATGCTTGCGATGTATGGCCACCCATTGTTTAGTAACCATGCCTGTTGTTAGCCATAACCAAAAACGCATGAAATGTGCAACCACAGGATGGAATGTTACTCCACGATGTGCTTGACTACGATGTAGATACAAGGTAACACACACAATAGTGATATGGGTTACCACTAGAGTATATAAGAGTGGATTCATTGTAATATTTATTAAGGCAGACGAGCACGTATTATTTCAACGATAGATGGAGCAAGTACTACTTCATAATGATTATAGTCTACGTCAACCAATTCCATGTCTTCATGGGCACGTTGGCTGCTTAGTGTAACCACACCATCATTGGGTTCGATAATCCATGGTGCAGATCCTTTGGTAGTAACAACATTGGTCCAAGGCCATGTTATATCAATTTTGTCTGCCTTTGTCATTGGCCCACTTCTAGGACCTATATCCTTGAGTAACCGACTAAAAAAGTAAAAATACTTGGCATAATCTGCTATTTCTGCACCGCCATATGGTGTGCTTAGTGTGACTGCACCCTGCACACGATCTCGATAGTAATCTGCGATATGCAGTGCATAGATACCACCCAGACTGTGGCAAACAAAGAACATTGAGTCAATTGATTCAAGTTGTTCGATCATGATATCAAGATTGTTATCAAACCCATCACGACTATCATATTCTAGTACAATGTCATCACCGGGCATCTGTGATCTAATATAGTTAAAACTCTCTCCAGTGGCACTGGCACCGTGTATGTATACTGTTTTCATTTCCATATCACCATTTTAAAACGTTCTTTCGAAATTCGAAAGTAGTTGCATTTCCAATCGCTTTGTGCAAAGAAGTCTAGGCTATGCCATTCGTCTTTGCGTTTAAGTAACTGTTGTGCCGCATCATCCCAGTCTATGCTGTTGAGCTTTGGCTGCACTGATTCTTTTACTTCTGCGGCTTCAGTATAGTCAAAGCAATCGTATTCCCAGTGTAGTATTTCAAATGCGTTACCTTCGCGATCGACCCAGTCCATGCTAAAGTCTAGCCCCCACTTGGGACGTATCGCACACAGTTGATTTATTCTTGGAAGCTCACTTGACCAGTAACGTAGTTGCGATAGCGCACCTTCCCGATATCCTTTTCTCTCAAACAGCAGACTGTGATTTAGCACAGCACCTTCAAGTTTTTCTTCTTGAGTAAACCAGTCTTGTTTTAGTGCAGTGCGGTGACTACGATGTGGCTTGGGTGTGCTGTCGTTAGCACCAGCAAATTCTTTTTCTAAGTTAGTAAGGTCGTAACCATTTTGATCAAACAGTGCCAGGTCATCCACGGTGGGTTTAAATACCAGTTTACCAATTGTATTGGTCCAGTATCCTTCTGGATTAAATTGATTCGTGGTAAGTGTAAGATCTCGCATGCAGGCTCCTGTTGTGCCGCATTAAGAATTAACTGGCAGGCGCAGATAATCTCTTAATGTCTTTGATGTCTGCTTTGGTTTCTTGCAGTAGTTGAGTAGCGGTCTCCACGTGGTGGTGTAGTGTCATCCACCAGTGCGCTATGTCGTATAGTTTTTTCATTACCCATGCCCACCATATGATGCAGGTCGCGGCACCCCAGGTAACAAGGATTTTAACAATAAGATCCCAACCTGTGAAGCTCTTGCTTTCTAACACAATACCAGTTACCAGCACAACAACTACGCTGGCAATAGCATATTGTTGCCACAATTTGCACTGGGTTAAAAAGTGTGCGGAGCAACTCATTTCAGTGTGGCTCTCAACTGCCATGAATGCTTACGATGTGCATCCATACGCTCTGCCAGGAAGTTAGCTAGACCATCTTCTCCTGCGGCAGTGGCTATGTCGAAAGTCAATTTTAGTAGCTTGGTCATTTTATCCGAATCAGCTAACAGTTCTGCCAGCATTGCTTCGGGCGGCAGTATTTCTGACTCATCATCAATCTGGCTCAACATGCTGAATCGTCCATAACTGGCAGGAGTATAGGCATTTAGTTTGCGTATGTTTTCTGCAAATGGGTCAATGCTGGCATAGACTTCTTGGTAGATGTTACCAAATAAATCGTGTAGCTCTGCAAAGTGGATGCCTTCAACGTTCCAGTGGAAGTTATGCGCCTTCAGATAAAAACTGAATTCACTTGCGAATGCTATCTTTAATGCGTTAACTAATTTGTCCATGATCTAGTATTTATGCTCACTTAATAGTTTCAGGGTAGCGAATCCTTCTCTAGCGCAGCAGCCGCGCACACGGTCCTAAGGCTGTGTTACTTGGGTACGCAGTTATTAACTCTAACTCCGCCCTTGATTTTAGTTTTGGGGTTACCAATCTTTTTACCAGTCCAGCAGTTTGGATCTAGTCTAACTTTTTCTTCTCTAAATTCGTAGCCGTCTTCTGCCATGGACTTTACCGCACGATCCACAGCTTCATCAATGCTTTCTTTGGCCATGTAGTTGTCCGATGAATTCCCGGCTGAACTGTAAGGACCACTGTCCATGGAACCTGACGCACCTGTATCAGATGCTGGAGTTTTTTCTAAATAGTCAGGCTTTTTAGGTTTCATACGCTCAATACTAAATTCATAAAATTTAATACCTTTACTCTTTAAAAACTTTTCTAGTGCAGCTGATGCTTGCCCTGGAGATTTAAAACTGTTTCCTAGGTTGATGTCTTTAGTGACAGTATTGCCATCAATCTTGAATGTAACATGAGCAACGATCTCAGGTAAAAAATCTTCACCAGATGGAGTACTTTGTGCATGGGCACCACTACCGCCTAATGCCATTGCACCTGCTAATGCGGCACCACCAAGTTTGGACTTCCAGCCTTCGTCTAGGTCATTGGTTTTTAGTATTCCATATGCATAAGTTGCCAAATCGGGTACTGATATCTGTGAACCATATGACATTGCTTTTGCTATAGCTCGCTTGACATCTGCTGTTATGGCAGTTTTCATAAACTCAGGTGCTTGTCGAATCATGTGCTGATATACTTGCATTGCAGTAGCTTGAGAGTCTTCGTCCATCTTTGCAGGCTTTTTTAGTTTCTCAGTTTCTCTGCGAGCCTTGTCGCTTAGGTTTGTTACCCTGCCACGACCATCTTTGTCTTTGCTGACCTTGCGCCAATCAGACTCATCTCTCCAGCTGGTGACTTCACCTTTTTCATTTTTAGTTTCAGTGCGTTCTTCCGCCACACCTTTCCTGATACTGAGTTTGTCAGCAGGATTGCCACCACCAAACATATTGCCAAAAGCATCACGGGCACGTTGTTGGGTTTGTTTTTGCTGTTCTTTACGATCTGCGGTCTTTTGTTTATTAGTGCCCTGTTTGATAGTTGTC